ATTAACCAAGAATCACCTTCTGTTAAGTGGTAAGCTCTAGCTGGAACGTTTGCTGGAACAACGTAATCAGAAATAGTCTTTCCTTCTTCATACATAGTTTCATCATTAAATACTAACAATACTTCAGCAGTAGCCAATGTAGCTGTAGCTGGAACACCAGCAGTGTATACATCGTCCTTTAATTTTGCTCCAAGATTAACGAAAGAACCGTTCTTCATTGTTGCTGAATGTTGCACGTTGTCGATATTACCAATGTAAATTGCTTGGCATTTTTCTAAGTTCATCATATTGTGTTTCCTCCTAAAATTATAGTTATTATTATTTTTTAGTAATCTCTTACTATTTTATTTATTCATTAAATGGTCAAATGATTTACTTTCACCCTCTGAAGGTGTTTTTGGAGTAAAGTCATCTTGAATTGGTTTTTCTGTTATAGTAGTATATTTAATACTCTTTAACCCAATAACTTTAACAACTTCATCTTTTAAACTCTCCATAGTATATTCAGTAATCTTGCCAATTAATACTTCTTTTTCTTTCTCATCTAAATTCTCAATAGAATTAACATAAGCAGTTCTTTCACCTTCTTGACTAGCAATTTTGTAAGTACGAAGTTCTTCTAATTCAGCTAAGTCGGTATCATATTTAGTTTTTTCTATTGCTAAATCTGCTTCAAATTTAGTATTTAAATCAAGTGTAACTGTTTCTTTGGCACTCTCAATTTTAGCTGTTCCAGCCTCATAGACTTCTTTAATGTCTTGTGAGAATGTTAATTGTGGTGTTTCACCTTCAGCTAATTTAACTGGTTGCCAAGCGATAGAAAATCTAGAGTCAAGATTTAATTCAAACATATCTCCACTTTGAGTAAAAGTGAAACCAACATCCATGTAATCTTGTCTATCAATACAGAACACTTCTCCAGACTCAAGATTTGCATCTTTAAATCTATAGCGAGAATATTCATCTCCCCAGCTATCTGTAAACATTTCTGATTTTCCTACTGCATCTTGCAATAAGTTCATCTGTGCTTTAACTGTTAAAGCAAATTGTGTATCATTTTCAGTTTCTAAAACTGCCTTTAAAGCTTCCTCTGTTTCATATGTGCTAAGCTTACCTTTTAATTCCTCAGTAAACTCGGCAGAAACGTATGTGTAATTAGGTAATAAGCCTTCTAAAATCTTAATATCCAATACGTCTCCTCCTTCCTTGTCTTCTTCAGTCTTTGCAGTAAACTTCTCAGCATACTCCGACTCTTGTAAATCCTCCATCAATGATTGCAATTGATATTTTATATTTGTAAATTGAGTTTTCTCGATTGCCCCACCAACCATAGCTGGCATCTTCGAATCCCCAAGCATACATAAACCTTCTAGCTCAGCAGATGTAACCACAAATTGGTCTGCTTTTTGGTCATAATAACCATCAAACGATTCTAATAATAACTCCATAGATTGACCTTTGATTTCATCTCTGTCTAGGATTTCTCTTGCAGTATCAAACTTATTCCAAACTAAACCATCAGCAACAAGATATTCTCTTTCAACGCCATTTACGGTCTTCTTTTCAAATCTTGCATTGTTAGTCTCTGGCATAAGTCCATATGCTCTACCTAAATATTCAGTAGTAACTCCATCTTGCGTAACAATATATCTTTCCTCATGACCTTTAAAGTCTTCTCGATTTTTATCATCAACTTCAATATACCCAAGAACTGGTATATTAGCTACACTCGGAATCATCGCTTCTAATTGCTCTTTTGAAAAGAATGACTTATTTAAGTTCTTCCCCTCATGAGCAATCCAAATTTTAACAGGTGTAAATCTACTGTCTTGTTTTGAACCATTAGTTATGATTTCATACTGAACGCTCATATGAGCCATATCTTTTTTATTTAATTTCTTACTCATAATTCACCTCACTATAAGTCTCTATCTCTAGATTTTAAACCATCTTCTGTAATAGCTGTTTCTGTTTTCTTGCCACCATTTTCTTCTTCGGAGCCGTCTCCAACATGAGAAGATTTAAATGGATTCATCTTATCCTTGATACCTAATATATCCATCAAAGTCCCAGAGTTCATGAAATCTATTTGACTCTTTTCTAAGACGGCATTCACTTCAAACTCAGTATTAAATCCAGCTTGTCCAGCTTTCAATAGATTACCAAACAATGCTTCTGTATTAAAGTGAGTATGATTTAAGAAGTTAATTTTAGTTTTATAAGTTTCCTTATTGTAGAAATATAATCTCTTATTCATAAATTTCTCATATTGTCTCAATACTTTAAACATCATGTTTTCATCAACTTGAATATTTTTATTTAATCCAAGAGCACTAGTTGAGCTACCATTAAATAGCTGTGAAGATGTTCCAGATTGTGTTAATATGTTTGTAACTTGTTTACTTGTTATACTCTCTTGTGCTGAATTTACATTACCCTTTAAGGTAATAGGCTCAACTTTCATAGGAGTAGTTGCAACACCAACCCCATCTGGAACTGTTTCTACAAGATTACTATGGAAAGCTTTCATGAAATCACCACTGATTAAGTAGTCATCTTCCTCACCGTTTTTCCCCATGGGTACTAACTGGTGCAGTAATTTATAATTGTCAGCTACATTATTGATAATTTCAACATCTTTTAACTCTGATAATCTAATTAAATCAATAAACATACCAGCATAGTAAGGTATTACATAATCAACACTTTCATCAAATTTAAATGCTATGGCTTTATTACCATCAAGTTCTACATAACCATCTTCTTTATTAACTACCGCTAAGTTATTAGTCTTTTTACTTTTACCTTTAGTCTCAGTTTGACCCTTCCACAGATTGTATTTTTCTTTAAACTCTGGTGGGTATTTCTCTAAGTCTTCTGGATACTTAACAAAGTATTTCATATCAAATGCAATCCTATATGTCTCAAATCTATCTTGACCTATAATCCTACAATACTCAGATGGCAATCTTTTCCAAATATAATGCTTACCACTATTGTCACTTATTTCATAGGCAAAGTAAACATCTTCTCTAACTAAAATTTTCGTAGTTAAAGCCAACTTAGAATCTAAATTATAATCGTCCACAAATTGTAAATTTTTATAATAGTTTTCTTTATCGAAATCTTTGCCTATAATACCATATGGATAAACAGTATTTGCATATGTTAACATACTGCTTTTGTATTCTATTATACCTTTATATTCTTGTGACCTAATATAAAAATACATTGACATCCTAATTAAATCATCTTTATAGTTATAAGGTGCTTCAAGAATGGTATTTGTTTGTTTGGCACTATATTTCTTCGGAACATTCATTGAGCGTTGCATACGTCCAGTAACGCCATCTAAGAAGTCATTCACACTAAATTTAATCCTCTTGCCATCTGTTCTCATTGAACTAGCAAAACTATTATTTACTTTAGTATAAATCTTAGTCACGTTATCTCGTATCTGCTCCTCTGTTAATCCATTGGATATATCAGATTCCGTATATTCCATATATAGGTCAGACAATAACATTTCACCTTTATTTTTGCTTAGTGATTCATTCAACCTTAATGCACCTCCTTCCTTATATACCGTTTAGTTTGTTTAATTTATTTTTCATTTTATGAGTGACATAGATTAAGTATTGTTGTATCTTTTTTCTTCTTCTTTTTATGTTTGCTTTCAGACTCATCGTCTCTCATTTTATGAACTAAATTACCAAACATCGCCAATACATAGAATCTATCATCATGCATTTTAGCTTTATCAACTCTAATTTTATATATTATTCTTCCAGTAGCAGACTTATAACTATGAATCATTTTAGTCTCTTCCTTACAAATATCAATATTAATAAGAGCTAACTCTTCTTCTTGTGTTAATCTTTTTCTAATTGTAGTAACTTCACCTTTTTCATCAACTGTTTCAACATCAACGTATCCAGAGTTGTTATACTCTTTTGGAAACTCAATTAGTTTTAAATCCATCAAGTCAATCAAACGCTTAATCATTACATTCTTCCATTTTGTTGGTTCAATCATATTAAGTATTGGATAAGCATTGGGATATTCCCTAGTCTTATCTTCAAAGTATTCCTTATCTATAATACCACGATGGGATTCTCCGTTCTTTGTAATATAGTCATGCATCATTGTGTGTCCATATAAAACACCACCACCACCAGAACCAGCATCTATTCCAACTTCTTTAATATTTTCATACTCTGCTCCATTGCCATTGTATCTTACTACTAATTCTCTAAGCTCATCTCTTTGCTCATCATATGTTTTCTGTCTATTTGTAAATTTAGCTCCTAAGTCTTTAAAGTTTACTAGATTTACCACCTTTCCATACCAACCACGTTTTTCCTCATGTATTAATTTCCCAATTAGAATAACAGAATTATCCTGTCTACTGGCTGGGTCATACATTAAAGCATATTTAACATTTGGGTCATCACTTGGTATAATTTCTGGTAAGGTAAAAGTAGAACAGTTTTCAATAGTAGAAGATTTAATAATTTGGTCATCTGAATCACTGTCCCAAACATTGTAATACTCTCTCATCGCTTTAGACGGGTTAGTTAGCATTGCTTGGTCAACAACTGATTTATTTAATAAAGCTCCAACTTTTTTACCTCGTATTGTAGGCTTTAATGGTATATCTATTGTAATATCAGCAACAAAATATTTTGTGTCTCCAGCCATCATTCTTTTTGAATACTCTACATATTTAGTGTAGAAATAACTTGTTTTATCACTTGCAGAAGAAAAATATACTCTCTGCATTGGTGCATTTACTTTTAATGTTCTAACATCAAAATTTTCATCTATAGAACTCTTAAATGAAGTATCCTGAGTTGAGAATGGTTCTACTGCTACTATTGCTTTCTCTGGTACAAAACCAGCCTCATCACAATAGATTGACCCTCTATCCATTTATTCATACATGTTCGCTATTTCATGTACAGTTCTCTGTATCGAACTTCTGTATATTTCTATACAGTTTAGACTATATCTTCAGTTAATTGAATATTAACAATTACTGCTCACCGCTTCCACTCGCTTGAGTGTACAATTAGTCGTTGAACTAGAATCTAAGGTAAGTAATTAAACTCTTGCTTTTTAGAAAAAAGAATTTCTTTAGCTTGTCTAAAAGCTTCTTCTTTTCCTAATTTATTGATATTAAACTGTTTAGGGAATCTAACGCCTTGTCCATTACTATCTTTCACTGTCCTAGTGTCCGTTAATGACACTCTGTAATATTTGTAGCTGCCATTTTCCCTGTAAGAAATGCCAATCGTACCAGTGTTATTTCTAATAAATGAACTTTTATTAGTCGAATTTTCTCTTTGAGTCACCACTCGGAGTTTGGACTTTCTATTGTCCAATTTATTTCCATTAATATGGTCTACTACAGTTTTCATGTTCGAGTCATGTTTCATAACAAGATTGGCAACTGAATGCCCTCCTACACATGTATATGCGTATCCCTTGTTTGTGATTCTCACTTTACCAACCTTTGCTAAGTCTTCTATATCTAATAAAATAGAGTGCTTATAAGCTTGAGTTTCACTAATTATCTCTACATATCCATTATGCATAATTATAGTGTTCGTTACTTTCATATATATACCTCCTTGGCATAATACTTAAATTTTGTTAGTTGCTGATTGTCCAATCCATCTAATTTTTAAACATTCACGTTTGCCATTTCTGACTGCGTTGTAGTTTAGATGGCTCTAAGGATTTCCCAGCAATTCAATGAGTACGGGCAAAGAGTTTACCCCTGTTACCATCTGGGTTATCATTCAGAGTGGTAAGTTTTGCTTCATTTAATAGTTGTACTTTGTGACCACCAGCATCGTGTCCGAAACCAGTTATTGATTCATTAGCTTTTTTAATTTCTCCTATGAAGATATCCGTTAAATCATCAAATGATGCAATGTTATCCATAGCCAATCTCTCAACATAAGAAAACAGTTTCTTGGCTTGTTTACCATTGCTACCTAGAATCCAATGCTCTGTTTCTGGGAATAGTAACATTCTTAACATAATATAAATGCCGATTATTACTGTCTTCCCTCCGTTTCTGGTAACCAGAAGCACGATATTCTCAGCAACCCAAGCGGATTGAAGCATATATGCTTGAAAATCCAATAATTGTATTCCTAATAAATCTCGGCAAGCTAAGTTTGGGTCAGACCTCCATATATTCATGGTTTCTATATTGGCTTCGGCTATAATTAACTGAGCCGAAGTCAACAAATCTTTATGTATCTTTTTCTTTGCCAATAAATTCAACTCCTTTTATATCCTTTAATGTTTATCCACTTTACTATTCAATTTTGTATTTGCCTCGTAAAGCTCTCTTGCAAGTTGTCTTTTTTCTTCATCTAATCCTTTGATTACAACATC